CCAGCATCGACAAACTCGGCAGGAAGTCCAAGGAGGTAAGCCTTTTTGATGCCATAGACAAGGTAGCAGAGAATTATTCTGATGGAAAGATTAGACTGGTTTCTAATATCCTCTCGGAGGGAGGGAAATACGCCAATCAATATGTAGCCACAGGGTCTTTTCTTCGTGGCGTGGCGAATATCTTTTTAGGAGAAAACAAAATCAACACCTCGTTTAAGTCGCTATTCTACGAGGGCGCTGCGCCACTATTAGCTCTTGGCTTTGATGTTATAGAAAATAAACTTATCGTAGAGGATATAGACTATTTCTTTAAGGATGTTCAGGCTTACGACCTTACAAGTAAAGACTTTGTTCAAGAAAACCTAACCATAGAGAACGACAAGGATATAAGTTACAACAACCTGATATTCGGCACAAAGAAATATTCTACCAAGAAGAAAGGGGATATTTTCAACTTCAACACGAAAATGGAATGTTCCACACCGATAAAGTCGGTTAAGAAGAAACTTGACAAGACCACAGGTTTCATCATCGATGAGTATAAAATCCAAGACCTGCTGGATGATACCAACGATAACACCAACGACAATGATGATGATTTAGTGCTGATAGACACTGTTACAGGGAGTTATATCGATTCAGGTTCTTTCCCTGACGTTGTCCATTCGGATGCTGGAGGAGTGCTTACCCTTACAGCCTCTAAATCGCCTTGGGATACCCTGCCGTTCAAAGTAGGAGATAAAATCAAAATCGTAGAGGGGCTGAATGTCGGAGAATATACTATCCTCGCTATTAAGTCCCACACGCTGACTCTTGACAAACGAGCAGGAATAGAACAGGGAACAATCCTTACCAAGATAGAACACACGCTGACTGATGTGATTAAGAACAGAAACGCCACGGCAACAGATGGCTTTATTTCGGCAGAGGGAGTGAAAAACAAGCGAACAGCCGTTAATCTTTACCACAATCCTAAATACCATATGAAAAGGTGGTTTCCTCTCTTCGGTGGTGGATTGTCCAAAAAACCTAACGGCGAGAATATCATCGTGACCAATTACAAGAACAACGGCAAGATAGAGGTAGAGCCTGACACGGATAAAATACCATACCTGCCGAGCGAAGTAGATGTTTTAAATGAAAATATCAATCTTGAAAGGTTAAGGAGGTCCAGCCGTGTGCTGTTCGGAACGGAAAACATAGAGGTAACGCTCACGAATGTAACCTTTGAGGAGTTCTACAATCTTTACAATCGCTGGCGAATAGGCGAAGATATCTACACAGGGGAGAAGATACCAAGCAGGGGATATATAGATGTTTATATTAACGGCGAAACTTACAGCATCTATCCATTCGGAACGGAAGCGCTGCAATATGATAAAGGCGCTAATGAATTAACCATAAAAGGGAAAATCAAAAACTCTAAATGGGGAAGAAAAATCTTTGATAAGACCTTTGACCAAACCTTTGAATAACAAAAAGCCCTGCCGATTGTGGCAGGGTTCATTGTGTAAATAAGTCGTCAAACAATAACTACACAACATTTAATAATTCTTTTCCTATATCTTTTATTCCATTTACAATTCTTTCTCTTTGCTTTGGGCGTGGGTTTCTATGCCCTGACATATAGTGACCTAATTGTTTTTGGTTAATTCCTGTTACCCTTGAAAGCGCTGCACGAGTAAGGATACCATCATATTTGTGCAATATAGCAGATATTTGTAATTCAAATTCTAATTCATAGTCGCCAGCCACAATATAATCAGGCAACTTATCGCCATCTTCCAAAGATTCTTCTATATGAAATTTAAAAACTTCCGCGAAACTCTTTTTTAATTCTTCTAAATCCTTGTTAGTATCTATCACAACGCCGTTTATACTATCACAAACGGCAGAATAATTGTTTTCTGACCAACCTACTAATACTTTTACTTTTTCCATTTTTATTGTTGATTTTTTGCGGGGCTTATTTCCACCCCGCTTGTTTGAAAATGCTGTTTAATAACTCTTGGCTTAATGTGTCACTTGACTTTCCGTTTACTGTTACTTTCCCTTTATTTTCAGGATGTTTAAATTGTCTGTGACTGCCTTTCTGTGCTTTAAGATACCACCCATCCTTTTCAAGCATCTTAATAATTTCGCTTACTTTTAATGACTTCATTTGTTTGTTATTGTTTGACTTGTCAAAGATAGTAAAAATTCTATCATTACACAAATATTTCTGCAACTTTTTGAAAAAATTCCCCTAAGAGTTCCCCGTAAAGTTCCCCTAACTTAAAACATAATCCCAAGATATTCCTTTATCCCCCAAATGCAATACTCGGTGGCGTTCATGTAGTGGTCGTTTCGTTTTATCGGTTTCTCGGTCGGCTGCCCATTGATATACTCATATTCGTAATTCTGATATTCATTATCAAAATCGCCATCATCTACATAGTATATTCGCGCCTGATTGATAAAGTCAAACCTTGCCTTATAGGTAGGCTTGGAAGTCGGCACGGCATTGATTGCGTATAATGTTCGTAAATCATTTGTTAGACTTATCTCGCTCCCTGGTTCCCTGTCTGCACTATCTGCCCAAACAAAGGTAACATTGCCAATAGGAACACCAGCATATTTAAGATGTTCGCCGAGTGTCCCCTCCATTTGGCTCATTGGCTTGTAAAGTAGTGGGCGAATGTAGAATGATTTATCGCCATCATACATCACTTCCACACAAGCCGTAGGATTAGCAAAGCCATAGTCTAATCCGTAATACTTTCGGTAGCCGTGCTTTGCAACCTCGTTATATTGATTGAGACTGATTACTTTCCAATTCTTGTAAATCTTATTCGGTTTCTCGGACTTCTGCCCAAGACCATAAACAAGCCAATGATACTCGGAAGCAGAGCCTACATCTTCATTGTATCTGCATCTTTTTAATTCTTTGATTTGTTTTGGAGTAAGATTTAACGGATTAGCCTCTAAATCGTAAGTTTTAGCGCTGTTTTCATTGAGAATGTTGGAAGTTACAGCCTCGCAGAACTTTATCGGCTGATAGGATAAAATCTGCATCCGTTGTTCAGGCAAAATAAACGGATTGTCCTTAAATGTAGAGTAACTCACATAGGTGGTTTCTTTCAGCTTCTCCTTTTCAATCCAGTGGTTCTGCTTCGGATTCCAGTCAAAGATGATCACCTTGGAACGCTGGGCGAGTTGCCGATATACTTCTTCCGAGAAGTTGTAAGGTTCATTTATCCAGCAAATGGTCTGTGTCATCCCCATTGCATCGTCTTCATCATCCAATCCAGTAAATCGCAATATGTTGCCGTTGTTCCTGAAAGTCCAAGTGTGGTTGGTTTTGTTCTCTACAAGATACTGATAAAGGTTTTCCTCTTCAAGGTAAGCGTCCAGCTCTTCAATGGTTATTTCGCCTTGTTCAAATTGCTTCTTCCTTACCTGTGGGTCTTTCAGCCACTCCCTCCAATCTTTCTCCACGATATCCCTGCAACTCTTCTGCGTGTCCCTCAATACTGTTGCCGAGGAAATAGGATTGTTCGCAAGAAAATTATACAGCACCTGAAAGTTACTCCAAGTCTTGGAACTTCTTGAACTGCCCTCCTCAATGATAAGCTTATATTTGTGCTGCCAAGTCTTGCCGTTGGGTATCTTTTCGTTTAAAGCGCCCCAAACTTCAGCAAACACCTTTGATGCTTTGAATTTTATTTTTTTGTCCATGCTTTTTAAATTAAAAAGCCCCACATCTCTGCGAGGCTCGGTAGCAAATCAATAATAAATAATAACTATGAAAAGAATTTATGTTAGTCTTCCTCCTGTGGCATAACCACTTCTACCTGAATAGAAGAAGGTATAGTGTTTATCTTATCTCCTGCCGTTGTAAGGTCTTTCTTGTCCGTAAGCCCCAAATCCCTCGCTATGATATTAGCATTAAAAAAACCTGTAACAGCCCCCTCAAACTTTTGACAATAGATGGTTTCCTCTATGCGTGTAATGACTTCGGAATAATTTTTATCTGGTTTTTCCTTCAAGGCATCTTTAAGGTCGTTAAAATACTTAGTATTAACGCCTAAATAAAGGCACAATCCATGTAGCGTATAGGGTCTTGCTGTTGGTATCTTTACGAGAGTTCCTGCTAATTTACCACCCTTGACTACTTCAATTTTTTTGAAAGGGTTATTGTCGCACCATTGAAAATATTCACACGCTGCCTCCCACAAAACTTCGGCGGTGTTGAATTTCTTTCCTTTTCCGGGTTTTTTGCTCATCTC